AGGTTGTGCATTGAAAGATGCTAAACTAGCTGTATATTATACTCCTAATGCAATCGCAGTATAATTCAATTTAATTAATGGGGGATGAAATACTCCCCCTTAATTTTTAACTTTTAATATAATAATAAAATGGCAATAGAAAATTTAAGTATAGCACACAGCGACTTAGAAAGAAGAGGCGGACTACAATATGTAGGTATCGGTCTTGTTTCAGGTGCTTCTGCTGTAACATTTGATAACACAGATGCTCATACTGTTTCTTATACTGCTGCTTCTGCTTTAGAATTGTTTGACCTTAAACAAGGTACGGGTTCTTTATCTACGAGTGGTTCAAAAGAAGGTGGAACAATTACATTTGAGCATAGCGTTTCTTTCTATGTACCTAACTGTTCTTCTGCTCACCTAAGAGCTTTAGAATCAATGAGAAACGAACACATTGTTGTTGTTGCTCAAGGGTATGACGGAAACAAATACTGCATTGGTCTTTCTGAAGCGTATGGTTTAGAAGATTCTACTCTAGGTAATATTCAGATGTTTGCTACTCTTTCATCTATCGAAGGTGGAACGGGTGCTGCTCTAGGTGATGAGAATGGTGTAACAGTTACTATCACTTGTATGTCAGGTGAACTTCCAAGAGTATCTGCTAACACTCTTACTCTTGACACAGCAGCAGGAACAATGACTTTATCGTAAATTAACTAAAAAGGAATGGTTAGGGCGATTTGCCCTTTCCTTCTTTTTTTATTATACTTGCAATATGTATAAATCTAAATTAAACAAAGGAACGACATTCTTTGATGGTTTCAAAGTAAGTTGGTCTAAAGCAACCCAATCAGAACTTAAAAAGGTTTATGACTTGGGATTTACTAATTTTGTAAGCAAAGAAGATGCAAAACCAAAGAAAACCAAAGCAAAAGCAAAAGAAGAATCAAGTAAAGACAACTCCGACAAAGAGTAGTTTTAATACTAAGTATGCTTTTGTTAACCTATCTACTCCTACGGTAGATACTGAGGTTAAGGATTTAGACAGATTAAGAGAGGACTTTATCCCTTTTGGTAAGGATAACTTGTTTCCTCAATACTTATCTGAACTAAAAAGACAATCTTCTACGCACAGGTCTGTATTAGCACAGAAAACTACATTCACTACGGGTGGTGGTTTTATTACTGACAATGAAGCTCTAGGTAACTTCATAGAGGATGTAAACGCTAACGGAGAAAGCCTAAAGGACTGCTTTAAGAAACTTGCTGATGATTACTATACATACGGTAACGCTTTCTTAGAAGGTGTTGTATATGATGGTGGTGTTAACTTCTATCACAAAGATGCTTCAACAGCTAGGGTTTCTAAAAATAAGAAGTATGTCTATTTCAATCCTGATTGGGCAAACTATCGAAAGAACAAAGAGAAAACTCAAAGAATACCAATCTACCCACAGATTTCTAACAGCAGTTTTATTATACACTACAAGGACTACGAAAGTACATTTAACTTTTACGGATTGCCTGACTATGTAGCTGCATTAGAACACATAGCAATAGACTATGAGATTGGTAAATTCAATCATACATCATTTAAGAATGGATTTAGTCCTTCCGCTATTGTTACCGTTAATGGCGATTTTGGCGAATCAGAAGCCGAAAAGTTTGTTGAAACTGCTAAAGAAACGCTAACGGGTAGTGGTAACAACTCAAAGATATTATTCCTTGTAAAGAACGGAGAGGATAGTCGAGGAACTGATGTTCAGATTATATCCAACAAGGAAGATGGTGACTTCTTAGACTTACAGAAGTTAACCGACCAAAACATAATTACTGCTCACAGATGGCAACCTGCCTTGAGTGGTATCGTATCATCGGGTAAGATGAACAATACGGGTAGTGAGATTAGAATAGCTTATGACTTAGCTATGTCAACTGTTATTAGAGATACTACTAACATCTTACTAGACCCAATAAAAAGGGTTATCAATGCAGAGATGGGAATAGATACAAGTGACCTTACGGTAGCTTACGAACCACCTATCTCATTCCTAGCGGACATTGACCCTAAGCAAGTATTGACTATCAACGAACAGAGAGCAATGCTTAACAAAGACCTGCCTACAATAGATGGTGGTGATTTGCTTATTATAGACAGAAAAGGTGCTAACGAAATAAACACAGAGATAGATGAGTAATGTAAGACAATTTGATAAGTTCGTAACACCTTCAGAGGTAATATCTAATGCGTTTACCAATCAAGCAACAGATACAGCTTTGATTAGCGATACTATCCTTGAAATTGCTGAACTTGCACACATCAAGCCTGAGCTTGGATTGGACTTCTATGAGGAGTTAAAGACACAGCACGACAGTACAGGAACGCTTACATCGCCTAACTCAATACTTTTGCAATACTATCTTAAACCTGCTCTATGTTGGTTTGTTAGATTCGAGGTAATGAATGAGATACAATACAATACGACATCGGCAGGGTTAGTAGTTAACTCATCCGATTTTAGTACACCTGCAAACGTAGAGCAATTCAATCAAATGAAAAGCGACACATTCAGAAAGGCAAAGGTATTGCTTGATGATATGATTGCACACATCACGCATCAAGACCAAGTAGGAAGTTTTCCTTTGTATGGTAAGGATGGTGATAGCTCAATGCCTGATACCGACATAGCTAGTAAGATGAACGGAATAATATTCTACTAATGAAGGAAGAAGAAAACGTATTTAGAGAGAATAAAGAGTGTGCTGATGGATACGAACATCAAATGCCTGATGGCTCTTGGATGTGCGGTAAGGAACATGATGGTGATGCTTATGATGCAAATCAAACTGACTTATTGGATTTAATCAATGAGATGGCAGGTGAGCTTATATCAGAGCTAAAGGAAACTAAAAATGCTTTCTCTCAAGAGGAGATAGATGAAACATATACAGAGTATAAGGCTTCCGTTAATATGAGCTACTCTGAGCTAAATAGATGGTCAGAGAGTGAGTGTAGCAAGAAGGCTAGTATAGGCAGAACTGCTATAAACAGAAACCTTACTTTGTTGTCAAAGAAGAAAGCGGATTGGACATCTGCAAATGCTACTGAAGCAAGAAAGGCTATTGCATATATAGCAAGAGCAAAGAAACAACCACAAGGCAAGAATGTGAGTGAAGAATGCCCTTACTCCAAGAATTATATTGCTTTAAAGAATTGGGCATACGATAGAAACAAATAAAATAATATAAAATGGCAACAGGATTTTTAGATGATAATGTATCGTTAATGCGAATGGTAGGTCATTCACCTAGTGGTGATGTTGAGGTATTTACTACTGCTGCACAAACAGGTAAAAGTTTTTACTGCTTACACTTCCCTGTGGAGAGTGTTATAGCTAGTATTGCTGCTAACGAATGTAGTGGTGAAACTGCTTTGCAAACGACTTTACCTGCGGGAACTACATTATTCTTAGGAAAGGTTACAGCAATTACATTGACAAGTGGAATTTGCATAGGATACACAGCGTAGTATGGCTAGTAACGAACATAGTAGTTTAGATAACTCACAGCTTCACGTTCCAAAGGACTTTAGTACAGCAGCATCTAATACCGTCTTAACAAAGGATGGTAGTGATGCTTTGACTTGGGCGGATGACAACCTTAGAAGAACTCATTTTGTTAGGGTTAATGGTTTTTTATCTGCTGTAACAACGACAGATGAATTAGCACCAACATATTCGGGTAACTCTACTCATGTTTGGAATACGGTGGTTACTGATGCTACTGCTGATGCACAAGATGCTGTTGCACAAGCGCAGCTATATTGCCTTAGAGATGGTTACATCAATGCTTTTGGTGGTGTTGTAGCTGCAACAAGCGGTAAGACTTTAAACTTTAAGATTTATAAGGGAACTCCTGTTGATGAAAGTGCAGCAGCTATTGACCTTACACAATTAGGTAGTACAGCTAGTGAAGTTGGTGGAGGAACTACAACAACAGATGTATTTGCAGCAGGTGGTTTGGGTAGCACTCAATCATTCTCAGCAGGAGATATTATCATAGTTACTATATCAGCAGGAGATACAAGTTCAACAACAGCAAGGTTTAACGCTACTATGGAAGTAGTATATACAGAGTAATATATGTTAGGATTAGGATTAGCAATAAGTGTAGGTAAAAGAATACTAGGTGGTGTTATAGAAGCTCTTATGTCCACTCTAAGAGGTCGTGCAGAGTATAGTGAGAACAATACTGATAGCAAGGCTGTTGTTAAAGATATAGACAACTACGAGCTTTTAGACAAAGCATCTATACTACTTACTCCTACTGCAACAAGTAATGCAAGGGTACACTCTGTAAAGACTTATACAGGTGATGAACTTGTAACTAATGGCACGTTTGATACAGATAGTAATTGGACAAAAGGTACAGGTTGGTCTATTAGTGATGGTAAAGTTATTGCAGTTTCAGGCTCAACATCTAAACTAGAGCAATCAATATCTAATCTAAGTGGCAAAACTTGTAAAGTAACTTTTACATTATCAGATTATGGTGGTAGTGGTGCAGTTATTGTAGATTTTGGTTCTACGACTTCTGCTAATATAAATACAAACGGAGAACATACAGTTTTTGGCACTTATGACATTAATGAATTTGAATTACTAAAGGGGAGTGGATTTTCAGGCGCAATAGACAACATATCAGTAGTAGATGTATCATCAGACTTTGACTTCGATAGAGCAAGTAGTGCTACAAGAATAAACTCTGATGGTTTAGTACAAGATATGCAGAGTATTACTGACCCTGAATTAGTACTTAATGGTGATTTTGAGGAGTTGGGTGATGAGTTAGTTACTAACGGTACGTTTGATACGGATAGTAATTGGACTTTAACACAAGCTACTATAAGCAATGGTGTTGCAAGTTTTGCTACAACAGATGGTAGTTTTGCAGGTATAAGACAAAATGTATTTACAACAGGAAAAACTTATTTAATATCTCTTGATGTATCTGACTTAGTAGGAATTGCAGAAGTAAATACAAACGGAGGTACTTCTATTGGTTTAGAAATAACAACTAATGGTACTAAGTCTTTCTATATGAAAGCAGAAAATACAGATATAGAAATAAAAAGAAAGTTTGGTCAAACTAACGTATCTGCAACAATAGACAACGTATCAGTACAACAAGTTGACCCTAACGATAGGTGGAGTTTACAAACGGGTTGGAGTATAGAAGATGGAAAGTTAGTAGGTGATGGAACAAATACAGGCTTTCAAAGCGCACAGCAAAGCAATCTTACTGTATCAGGCAACACGTATCAAATAACATTAACAGTAGAAGCTGCAAGTGGAGCTATAGAGTTAAAAGGAGCAGGTGTTTATACGAGAGTAGACTCTTTGGGAGTTGGAACACATACTTTAACATTTGTAGCAGATGCAACTTACTTTAGATTTTTAGCACACGCAGGGGCTACAGCAACAATAGACAACATATCAGTAAAAGACATTACATTTAGTGAAGAAGTAGATTTA